TAAGTAGCTAGTTTAGACACCACATAGTACAGGTATGTGAACTCTAGCTACCTTTATTATTATCCATCTTTTCTTTAACATTTGCGACCTCTTTTTTAAGAACTTTTTTAAATATTTTTGTCATTATTTTTTTGAGTTGATTAATAATGCTTTGTAAAATTATTGAACCTGTAACTGCTGCTGTTGCTGATACTCCACTTGCTATAACACTAGAAGCTATGACTTCTGGTGCTGGTATTGGGAACTCACCAAATAGAGGTATAGTGAAGGTAGCTACAGTTTCTTCAGTTGATAAAGTTTCTTTGGGGTCTAGCAGGTCTTTCGGTATTGTCTCTGGTGTTAGTTTTAACACTTCCTCCGTTGAAGATGTTGTATCTTCTTCAACAAAAAATTCCTGATCTTGCAGTCCCCCCTGTACCTGTTCCAGAGAAGGTAAAAGCATTGGATCTAGATATGGAACCTCTGCCACAGGTGGATAAAAAATTGTTTTAGGTGGGACAAGAATATAATTTGTATCTGGTAAATCAGGCAGATTTATTTCCATTCTTTTTCATTTTTTTCTTCCTAGCAGCAATTAGCAAGAAATCTTTTTTGGTGATTTTTTTATCACCATCAGCATCAATTTTGTACTGTTTTCCTTTTAATGGCATTAGATTTAAATGTAGTTTTACTTTTAATAATAGCTTGTAATTAACTATTAATCAGCAGGTTCTGGTGTATTACCTTCCGCAACCCACGCTTTAAATTCACCATCATCTTCATTTATAAGATTTTTTAAGTCTCCATCAAAGATGTAATGTTTACCGCCATCTTCATCAATTTTAAAAAGTTTGTAACTCATATTTCACACCTCAACCCGATAAAAGCATTTACATTATTAGCTCTAAAAATAAAAAAATCTCCACCACCACTGAATGTGCCACTAGGAACTTCTAAATCTACTCTTGCCATTTCTGGTGTTGATTGTGAATGGACGGTTGGAACGGCTGAACAATTCACAACACTAGAAAAGTGGACTTGATAATCACTGGCAGTTCCAGAATGTGATATTGCTGTAGGTTTTTGTCTCATAGGAGTATTTAATTTGATAAGTAACATTCCATTTGTTGCTGAAGAGGACATTCCTGTACCTAGTCTCCAAGCAGTGGCACTACCGTCAAATTGTTGATAATATCTTTGACATCTGAATAAATGTTCTTGCATTGGTAAATGTTCAAAATCAGTGGCATGATCCGAAACTTCAAGCTGTAGTCCTGTAATTTGAAAAGTTGCATCATTTGTTGTGTACCATGTTGAGGTCATATCAGGAACTTTTGCAGCTTGATTAAAGTCTGCCCATTGATTTAATGTAACTCCACTTGCAGTCTCATTTGTCCCTCTAAAAACAGAAAAATCAATAGTAAGTCCCTTTTCACGATTCATGTCAAATTGTAAATCAGCATGACCAGAAATTGTTTTTGTAACTTTTGTCCATGTATCAGCAGTTAAAGAACCAGTTTCCATTATATAACTTTTTGATGTGCCATCATCGGTAGTTAAACTAAAATAGAAATTTTGAGCCACACTTGATTTTACCCAAAATTGTATCGTTACATAACTAGATGTTGAAGTGTAATTCCATCCGCTAGTTGCAATATCTTTTGCTTCTAATCTTGTTGAAAAAGCAATCTTATCACCGGCTTGCGCCCCACTTGTTTGATTACCGTTTGTAATGCTATATGCTTTTCTAAAACCTAAAGTATATGGTGTAGTTCCAGCAGCTATATTAGCTTGTTCATAGGTGGGAGCTTCATCAGTATTAAGCCTTGCAGACCTTATTCTATCTACGGTTGAATACAATTGACCAGTAGATGACGTGCCTGCTTGTGCAATTAACATAGCTCCGTTTATCACTAAATTTTTACCATGTCTGTTTGTTAAATTAGCAGTTGCTGTTCCATCAGAATTATTGATATTAATAGCAGCAGTACTAGCTCCTACCCCTTTGATTGAATTGACTTTAATTTCACTCATTTTTAGTATTTAGTCTTTCCTAATGTTATAGCAGCATCAATCGCTGTGAAGTCCTCAGTTGTCCAAATAGAAGTTACACGATCCATTTTTTTTAATTCTTTGATAGATTCTAAATGTTCAACATTCCTTTGTATTTTATCTTTTTGATTATCTGTAATAGATGAGAGTCCAGAAAGAGTGTTTATCAAGTTAACATTTATGGTCGCTTGTGAATACATAAATGCAATATCGTCAGCACTTAAATTTAAATCTTCTTCCATTAGTTTTTAGTCTCCTTAAGTTCTTTAATTTCTTGTTTTAGTTCTTGTATTGCTTTTACAAGAATTGGCACTAACTTACCATAAGAAGCCTCTAAACGTTCGGGGTTACTATCCATAACTAATCCTAAGTAATCAGCATTTTTATCTTTTTGTATTTGTTGTAGATCTTGAGCAATAAATCCATGTTCATAAGATCCATCTTTTCCATTACCATCTCTGGTTTGCCATTTAAATTTAACTGGTTTTAAGCTATCTACAAAATCTAAACCAAGGTCTAACTGATTGATATCTGTTTTATCTCTCGCATCAGACAAAGAGCTAATTGTTTGAACATTACAACGTAAAGTGGCAATATTAGAATCGCCTAAAGTTATTTCATTATCAACATCTGCTGCACTTGCATCTGCACCATAACCAATGACTGTGTTGTTATCACCTGTAGCTAATGTTGTATATGCTGCCTGACTGCCAACAACTGTATTTTTTATTCCCGTAGTTACAGTTTTTCCAGCATATCCTCCTATTAATGTATTGTCATGTCCCGTAGTATTATTTTTTCCAGCATACCAACCAATCGCAGTATTTTGAGCATCATTATCGTAATTAGAATTATATAAAGAATAATAACCAATCGCTATACTTCTACCAGCTTTACCATTATACCCAGACATGCTTCCAATATAAACTGATTGGTTCATAGTTTGAGAGCTGCCCATATAAGCACCACCAGCGTTATACCCAATAAAAGTAGAACCTTGAACTTTTCCCATATAATAACCAGCACTATAACCAATAGCTACATTGTAAGTTGAATCATTAGTACTAGCTGCCTGTAATGTTCTATAGCCAATTCCAATATTAGCTCCATAAGAATGAACATTGTTCTCTCCAGCTTGCCTACCAATATATATATTGTCATCTTGAGTTGTTAATTGCTTACCAGCATCCTCTCCCATCAATATATTATAAGTACCACCAGATGTTAAATCTTCACCAGCATTAGTACCAGTAACTAAATTACCATCCGAATCTTGCGAAAAACCACCACCTCCACCGCCAGAGGCAGCAGCCCACTTAACACCTGTAGCTTCATTACTATCAGCAGTTAAAACATAATTATTTGTACCAACACTTAATGCTGTAGGATCTCCAGAGCCATCACCAACTAATATCTGACCTTTTGTAGCCAGATCACTATTCATTACTGCTCCAGCAGCATCTACGTTAGTTGCGTCAGTAACATCTGCACTGGCTTCAATACCATTCAACTTAGTATGGTCTGCATCAGTAAATACATTTGAATCTGTAGCAGCTTCAACAGCAGCCCTGATTTCTGCATCTGTCTGATCGGCAGTTGCTGACGCTTCGATCCCATCCAATTTTGTTTTTAACGTATTAGTAAAGTTGTTCTGTGTAAGACCTCCATCACCTACGCTATAGGTAGTATTAGTATCGGTAGAAGCAAAGTTAAGTTTGCCATTTGTATCATCATAAGTAACAGCAATATTAGTTTCAGTATTACCACTGACCATCGCACCAATAATATCTTGTACTTGTTCTGTAGTTAACTGTGTATTAGTGTCAGCAGCAGTAATAGTAATAGTGTCATTACTAGCGTCAGTTGTTATCGTGACGTTTGTACCAGCAACAAATGTAAAAGTATCAGTAGCACTATCAGCAACTACATTTGATTGGCCAGAAACAGCAATAGTAGAAAAAGCATTTTGGTTTGCCTCACCGCTTCCACCACCTGATCCATTAGAAGCAGCAGTTATTCTTCCTTGTGCATCAACTGTTATATTCGTATTTGTATAAGATCCAGCAGTTACAGCAGTGTTAGCTAATTTATCAGCCGTTACAGCATCATCAGCAATTTTAGCTGTAGTTACAGCATTTGCAGCTATAGTTGTAGCACCATCCCCTGATGAAGTTACATCGCCAGAATGATTAGGGTGTACATAACTACCTCCACCTTTGTTTGTAAATGATAAATTACCACTACCATCTGTTGTCATTACTTGACCATTTGACCCATCAGCATTAGGTAATTTAAAAGTTACATCAGACGTAGGGTTAGTGCTAGGAGCAGCTATTATACTTGAATTACCATCGCTATGTTTTAATTTAATTTGACTCATTTAATTGATGCTCGCATAGTTAAACTACTGTGTATGTACTATTAGGACTAATAGTTAAAGTACTACCGCTTGCAACAGTAATAGGACCTGCACTCATTCCATTTGACCCTGCTGGGATAGTATGAGATGCACTCATAGTAGCACTATTTTCAAAGATAGCACCACCACCTTTTAAAGAAGTAACACCCGTTAAAGCTGATCCATCAATAGCAGGTAAGGCTGCAGGGAATCTAGCATCTGGTACTGTTCCAGCAGTTAAGTTAGATGCGCTTAATGCAGTTAAATCAACAGCAGCCCAACTAAGATTTCCATTTGCATCTGTTTTTAAAAATTGACCATTAACAATATTAACAGGCAAAGTTAATGTATAACTTGCATTTGCACTATGGGCTGGTGATTTAATTTTTACACCATGACTATTTTGCGAACAGTTAAGTTGTAATGTTCCATCAGCACTACTACCATCACCTTTAATTTCAACAACACCTGTACCATTTGGATTTAATTTTATATTTCCGTTTGTTGTGCTTGTATTTATTTCTTGTGTTTGTACATCTAATGCTCCACCTAATTGCGGTGAAACATCTTCAACCAAATTACTTAGACCGCTACCTGCTGGAACTGTTGCCCATTTAACACCTGACGCTTCATTACTATCTGCAACTAATACATAATTATTTTGACCAACAGCAAGTATTGTGGGATCTCCTGAACCATCTCCCACTATAATTTGACCTTTAGTATTAAGATCGCTGTTCATAACAGCACCGGCAGCATCTACGTTAGCGGCATCTGTTACATCAGCATTTGCTTCTATTGCATTTAATTTACTATGATCCGCATCTGTAAAGACGTTACTATCAGAAGCAGCTTCTACTGCTGCCCTTATCTCAGCAGCAGTTTGATCTGCGGTAGCACCTGTTTCTATAGCATTTAGTTTTGTATGATCTGCGTCTGTAAACACATTAGAGTCTGTTGCTGACTCTACTAGCGTTCTTATTTCAGCAGCAGTTTGATCGGCTGTAGCTGAAGCTTCAATTCCATTTAATTTAGTATGATCTGCATCTGTAAAGACGTTACTATCAGTAGCACTTTCAACAAGAGTTCTTATTTCTGCTGCGGTCTGGTCTGCTGTAGCTGAAGCTTCTATCCCATTTAACTTGCTGTGATCTGCGTCAGTAAAAACATTACTATCAGTAGCACTCTCTACTAATGTTCTAATCTCTGCTGCGGTTTGATCTGTTGTTGCATTTTCTTCAATAGTTCCTAACTTATCAAGAATTTCTTGTTGAGCAAATAATACTTGGTCACTATTAGCATCAAGATCTGCTTCTGTAAGAACAGAGCCATCTGCAAAATCTACCTTTTTAGCACTAATATTTGTATCTCTTTGAAATTTTATAGCAACACCATTAGCAGGTTCATTACCAGAAGTAAATGTGATTTGGGTTGCACTTGTAAATGTGTAGTGCGTAGTAATAGTTTTTAAAACACCACCTACAGTTACATCAACTTCTGCTTCTGAAAGATACGAGAAGGATATATTAAAAGGACCAGCAGTACCATTGCCAGTATGATTCGTAAAA